CTTCTGAAATTACATCCCAATTAACGTCTTTAGGTTTTTCAGTGAATGGTACAACGGATGTTCTTGCTTGCTCTGTCGGACGGTAAAACTTTTGAATATTTTTATACTCGTCTTTAACTTTATACTCAATTCCGATAATTGAATTTTTAGCTAACTGAAACTCTTGGAATTGGGCGTATTGCTCACTTGGCGTGTCTTGAGTGTTGTATGCGATTTTAAAGAAAGTATATTTTATTTTATCTTGGTCTGTAATCTGAACATTTTTTTCAAAATTTTTTACGTCTGAAATGGTGATTATTTTTTGCATATATTTATTAAGCGTTAATTATATTACTAATCCCGGACGCGATTAATTTGATTACTTCTAAAACTGACTTGTCTTCGTTGTAGTGCTTAATCATGTGGTACGCTGCAAAACCGTCGTCTGACGCGATGATTGACTTTAATGTTTCAGTCGCGCGTGTCATTTCGTTTTGCGTGACCTTATCTTGCCAGTACAGGCTTTGGATGTCACGCTCAATTATTCCGAGCTTTGTCTTTTGTCCGACGGTAATCATATTATTCAGTACACAAACTGCAACCTGCGCAGTTATCTAAATGTTCGCGCGTAAGTTTTCCAGTTTTACTGTCAACGTTTTTGCGTGTGTTTAACATATCGTGCCACTGTTGTAAACGATTCCAATATTCTTTCCTTAATTGTCTAAGTGATTTTTTCATAATGAAATTTTAGGTTTAAGTGCGGGAGGCCATCCCCGCAGTTTATCCCTTACTCTCCATACCGCCTCGATGCTTTGTTACCTGGAGCTTGTCATTCCAGGTACACCTAACACGTACTAGGATTTCAGCGAATGGCCGTGCTTTTCTCTATATATATCTAGTATAGCACATCTATATAATATGTCAAGTAATGCTGTGGATAGATTTTTATTCAAAATTCCTTTTTAAGGTAAACAATTGACCCTGTTCGGCTGGAATGCCTCCTAGACGCTCTAAAACGTCATTAGACGAGTTTATATCCTCTTTGTGCGGTATTTCACCTACCCACTTATAACCGATTATAGCCAAACCGCCTTTTTTCTTTTTCCCCATAACAGCTTGTATGTTTGGTGATTCTGAACGTCTAAGCCGTCTCTCCCCGTTGCTACTTTTTTTTCCATTTTCAACACAAAATTCAATCATCTCCTGGTAAGTGATGTAGCCTTTTTCTTTAATCAGGTTGTTGAGTTGTGATTTAAGGCTCATAGGATTTACTCCTTGGGGAGATTATTTAATATTATCTTTCCAACTGTCCGCATAATTATTCCAACACCATGCCCTGTAAACTCATCAGAAGAATCTTTAATGCCTAGATAGTTTTCTATGAATCTTACGGCATGGACAGCTTCATGGGCTAAGGTAGCAAGGGCGTCATAAGCGGACATATCCCCGTCTATTAAAATTAGGGGGTGATTTTGGTTAGCGAATAAATCATAAGTAACACCTCGACGGTTTATAAAATCTCGTTCAATGGTTTTTGGAGAATAGGTGGTAAATTTTGCTCCCTCGCGGACTAAATCTATGCGCTTGCCGATATAAACAATTACGCTATACTCATTCGTAAAAATTGGGATTTTAAACTTTTTCATATTTATTATTTATCCACTTCTAGCACGGGGAGAGATTTCATAATTGCTTCTATCACATTTACCGTAACGGCGTTACCGAGACAACGATACTTTTGTGTGTCCGAAATTTCATCAACCCAATTATCAGGAAAACCCTGAAGCCTGCAATATTCGGTGGGAGTCAGACGACGGATTTTTATATCATGAGATTTAAGTAACGTATCCATTCCTTTTTGAGTAATCTTTAATCCATCTTTTTTTAATTGTTCAAGAATATTACTTAATGTTGCGTAAAGTCTATCGGTATCATAGTAAGAATTTTTTAATACATTTATCTTTTGTGCATTGAGTTTACTTTCACCAATATATGTTCCGACTGTATGGGTTTTTCCTGTGCTGATTGTGTTTGCGATGTATGTTCCCGTGGCTTGCGCTCCTTCGTATCTTGCAGTAAGGGTGTTAGCGACGTATCCTTGTAGCTCATTAGTCTTTTTACCATCCGTTGTGAAAGGAAATACTTTTGGTCTGGGTGTTCCTCTAAGATGTCCGACAATGAACACTCTTTCCCGATTCTGGGGGACGCCGAAATTCTTTGAATTAAGCACTTGCCATTGGAGGTCATACCGAAGTTCTGTAAGCGTGGAGATGATGGTTTTGAAAGTTCGTCCATTGTCATGAGATAAGAGTCCTTTGACGTTTTCCAGTACGAACAATCTTGGTTGCTTTTCTTTGAGTATCCGAGCGATGTCAAAGAATAAAGTGCCTCGGGTGTCGTTAAATCCTTTACGCTTTCCAGCAATGCTAAATGCCTGGCAAGGGAATCCACCGACGAGGAGGTCGAAGTCAGGAAGCTCGCTTGCGTTGATTTTTGTAGCATCTCCATAGTTTTTATGTTTGAAATGTTTTTCGTAGATTTGGATAGCGTACTTATCAATTTCGGAGTAACCCACACAAGTAGGGTATTCTTGTCCGTCTTCGCCGTTGCTGTTATCGTGTTGGCTAGACCGTCCTCCCTCGGCATTAGAACTTTCAGATTGCGAGTGTCTTTCACTACTCCCATTCTCCGAAGTTGTTTCGCCTCCTCTGTTCTTCTTTCTGTTAGTTGTATCCAAAACTTCTTCATACGCTTGTTGTATTCCTAATTCAAAACCACCTATACCACTAAACATTGAAAAATATTTCACATTTTCATTCTTAAAAATCCTCTGCATAATTGTTCAACTGCTTCTTCAATTCTATCAAACAAAGGTATCCCATAAAATGCGCAAAAAACTTGAACATTTCCTGCTCTCCAAAATTCAGACCCACAAACCACTATCATGTTTTTTTTGTTTGCCATCATTCCTAACTCCATTAAAGTAATAGGGGATTTTGTGTTTGGGTCAAATAACATAAATACATAATCACACCATTTTAATCCCTCAAGTTCCCACTCCACCTGTTCTCTAAATTTCTTATTTTCAATGTTTTGAACCCAACTACTATCCCAATCATCTCGTCGGGGATTTAATATCGTCCCGTCCCAATCTCCCCAATTCTTTATCATCCTTATCACAGTATTCTGCCAATTTGTTGCTTTCCCCATTTCAATACTACCAGACAGAAAAAGTGTCGGCTTATTAAAATCTACTTTATTTGGTGCTTTTATTATTTTCATATCATGGGGGGTTAGTTATAAGTCTTTAATCATATTTAAAATACTTCTTTGTCGGCTTGGTGGTTTGTTATATCGTACGGAAACGGATAATAATTTACGCTTAGCTTTCCAATCTTCTAGTTTTTTTATTGTTCTTAATATTTGTACTTTCTTTTTTCTAGTTGGAAACTCTACTTCCTCGGCGCAGAATTGACACGTTGACCGAACCCAACCATCAATAACTTCATGCTTCCAGTAATTGTTTAGGCATTTTTTGCACGGGAACATCATACTTTTTTATAAGCTCTTTAACTAGTAAATTCCAGCTCTTATGCTTTTTTCTTTCTTGCCTTAACCATTTAATATTTTCATCATCTAACCGCATGCCTATTGATTTATAATGCTTATCCCTCATATTGTTTACTATGGTAGTACCATTGTTAACTATAGCCCTCCCCCCGCGAGCCGTTTTCCACCTCTCGAATAGTCAATTTAGATATTCAAATAAGGCTGGAGCGTTGGTCTTTAATGACTTAAAGATTAAAGAAAAAAAAGTAAAAAGGGCGATTTGTTTTAACTATTCTCGAGGAGTTGAATCCGTTATCCGGCTTGCCTTGTCTTGACTATTTAACGTCCGTCAAGTCGCTAGGCAGAAGCGAGGGCTAGACACAAAAAAACTAGACTTACTCGGCCTCCCCGCAAAGAGAAGCCATGTAACTCTAGTCTTTTTATAGCTTCTAAATTGTTGCGGGGAGATTTTAAACATACTGAAACTATAATACCATATTCCCCGAAAGGTGCAAATGGTCATCATGTGGATAACTAATATTACTTACTATTTTACATATTTCAATAATTGTTTTATAATAAACCCATAACTTACGTGAACTTGGAGGAGATATGGCTAGACAAGGCCAGACATTTCAAGTCAAATTTTACTGAACACTTTTTAGTGTTTTTTTCTTTTATGAGGGGTTTTAAAACAGACTTGTCCGAGGGGGATAAAAAATACATTCGGTTTTTAATAAAAGATAGGTTTGTAGTATATTCAAGATTAGCAAGGGATTTACATGTATCGGAACGGAGGCTTAAAAAAATTGTATCACTCGATGGATTCAGCGAATCGTTTGAAAAGGATTTATGTAAGTTATAGATTATGGGAAACAAGTGCGAAATTTGCCAGAAAGTCAAATGCAATACTGATGAATGTGGGTGTGATTGTCATTATGAATTTACTGACAAAAAAATAGAATCTGATGACATATTTTTAGGAATAGATAGTTGAGATTTATAATATTGTGTAAATTTAGATAAGAAAATATATTTAAATATGCCGTTTCAAAAAGGTGTTCCAAATTTAACTGGTGGTAGAAAATCTTTACCGCAAGAGTTCCAATTGGTGGCAAACATTACTAAATTCTCACCAAAGTTTTGGTCTAATCTTCACAAGATGATTGACTGCAAATTGGAGAACACCTTATCTCCGACAATGATAGAGGCATTAAGCAGGGCATTTGAAAATAATCCACGGGAATTAAAGGACGTGATTGAGACTCTTTCAACTAATGCAATTAAACAGCGTGAGTTTGCAATGCAGGAATTTAATAAGATTCAAGTGAAGCGGATACCACAAGACATTACTTCAGGTGGTGAAAAGTTACCAACACCATTACTAGCTAACATCAATGCCATTTCAGATAACAACAGCCATAAAGAAGATAGCCTGCTTGCAGAAACGCATTAGGGCTGTTCAGGGTGGGACTTCAGCAGCTAAAACGATTGGAATACTTTCAATCTTAATAGATTTAGCACAGAGAGATAAAACACAGACTTTGACATCAGTAGTATCCGAATCATTCCCTCACTTAAAGCGAGGTGCTATCAGGGATTTCCTATTGATAATGGAAGAGCAGGGTTACTTTAAGCCCGAGAGATGGAACAAGACTGATTATACGTACACGTTTGAAACCGGGAGTAAGATAGAGTTCTTTTCAGCCGACCAACCGGGCAAAGTCCGTGGCCCACGCCGGGACAGGTTGTTTTTGAATGAGGTCAACAATATTCCGCTTGAAACCTTTGACCAGTTGGAAGTCCGTACCAAAGAGACCATTTGGCTTGATTGGAACCCGACAAATGAATTTTGGTTTTATACGGATATTCTAGGTAAGCGACAAGACATTGAGCATATAATCTTAACCTACAAAGACAATGAGGGGTTAGATAAAGCAATTGTAGACTCCATTGAAACTAGAAAGAATAATAAGAATTGGTGGAAGGTTTATGGTGAGGGACAACTTGGTGAGATTGAAAGCATAATTTATACCGGTTGGAAGATTATTGATGAAATACTATTTGAAGCGAGATTAGAACGCAGGTGGCTAGATTTTGGGTATACAAATGACCCGAGTGCAATCGGTGAGGTTTATTACTACAACGGCGGATGGATACTCAATGAACTGCTGTATCGAAAGGGAATGTCAAATAAGCAGTTAGCGGACTTTCTAAACGCCCTAGAAAAGCCACAGACATTAGTAATTGCCGATAGTGCAGAGCCAAAGAGTATAGATGAAATTAGAGCATATGGGATAAATATCACCGGCTCAAAAAAGGGTAGGGATAGTGTCAATTCAGGGATTCAACTTGTTCAAGACCAGCCCATATCAGTTACCAAACACAGTTTGAATATTTTAAAAGAGCAGAGAAATTACCTCTGGATGACTGATAAGAATGGAAAGATTATTAACGAAGAAGACCCAGGGTGTGCCAATCATCACATGGCCGGTATCAGATATGCGATGGAGACGCTAGGACGCATTAAGCAAGAAGTTAGTTATTGGGATAGAGTGTTTGAAAAAGAGTTGAACGGCCTACCAAGCCAACAAAATAATTTCAATAAAGGAAGTTAATTTATGAACGAGTTAACATTCAGGCCATTCAAGGCCGATGAGATTATAAACGCAAGAGATAGGTTTGCTGCTCCAAAAGTCAGAAAACCGGAAGTAGACATGGTTATTAGTAAACTTGTCGGTAAATCAGTTTATTTTGGCACACCAGAATATAGACAAGTAATGGATTTAATCGTTAAGTGGAAACGAAAGAAATCAGACCCGGAAGCAATGGATACGTTTTTAAAAAATGAGGAGTTTATAAGAGAATTAAGAAAACTCCTTCATAGCCCTTTATATGACGGAAACTAAAAATTATACGGTAACACTAGAAATTTTGGGAAAGAAATATGAAAGTAAAGGAGAAACTGTTTTAGAGGCTCTTGAGAATTTAAATTTAAGCTGGGAGCAAATAAAGGGAAAGGGTGTTTTAACGGTATCTAGGGGGAGAGATAAACATGAACATTTGTTTAACATGTTTCGTATCAGGAAGATTGTCGCCAATAGGATAATTCGTCAGCATTGGGCTAAAACATTGGAATATTTTTTAGAGAATAAGATTAAAAGTAACATATAATAATATGCCAAAATTACGAGTAGGGAAGAGAGTGAAGCATTTTTCTTATACAAAAAAAGGAATAGCCGCTTATAGGCGTGCTAAAAGAAAGAAATAAATGGAAACTATATTTGATTTTATCATAAAGGAAAAAACAGCCTACGGTAAGCCGGTAGAACTTGCCGATGGTTGGGATTGGTCAATGAAAGAACACTTGCGGAAGTCGTTTTTGTATCTTAACAGCCAGTTTACAGAACAAAATGACAATAGAGAGCTTCGGCCGTTTAAAAATATCATACTCCCGATTTTAAATATTCAATTCCGCACGGAAGGGTTTGACGTGAAAGACATTGAAATTTACGTGGATAACCAGGATGAGTATTTTAAATCACTGCTTATAAAAAAATATCACGATAATTGGGTATTGAAAAACCAAATAGACACGTTTATTGATGAAATGGTTGAAAATTACTGCGTGTACGGAGGGGTATTGGTGCGAAAAACAAAGCAAGCGAAACCGGAAGTAATAGATTTACGGAGTTTAGCTTTTTGTAATCAGCATGACATTTTAAATAACCCGTTTGCTATTTTACACGAGTGGAGTTTTTCTCAGTTACGAAAAGAGGCAAAACTTCGTGGCTGGGGTGGTGAGGGCGCGGATATTGATATTGAGACTCTTATTTCACATCTTAAAAAAGAAGATAAGGATGTAGTTGAAATATACGAGGTTCACGGGAGTATGACGGTTGAATGGATGAAAGACGAGGAAATTGTAGGAGAGAGTGAGATGGACGTGAATCAAATACAAATTGTCGCGTTTTACCAGGATGAAAATAAGCAAGCACACGGAGTTACGCTTTTCAAAAAACAAATGGTTGAATCTCCATTTAAGTTTTTAAAAAGAGATGAGATAAAAAATAGGGCGTTGGGAAGGGGCGGGGTGGAAGAAATATTTGAACCGCAGATATGGACAAATTGGAATGAGATTTGGATTTCTGAAATGTTGAGTTCAGCATCTAAGACAATATTTGCTTCAGATGACCCGACTCTTAAAAGCCGAAATAATCTTAATAATGTAAGAAATAATGAGGTTTTGAGCTTACAGGAAGGAAAACAGGTAACTCAAGTAGATACATTTCCTCGTAATATAAATCTATTTAATCAAAGTGTTGACAGGTTTTTCCAACACGCTCAATTAGTGGGTGCAGGGCCAGACGCTTTGATGGGAGAAACACCGTCATCTGGAACGCCTTTTAAGCTCTATGAGGCGCAACAAATTGAGGGTAAGGGACTTCATAAGTACCGACAAGGGAAATTAGCGGTTTTTATGGATGAGATTTACCGGGATTGGATATTACCGCATTTAGCTTCTGAAATAGTCAAAGAACAGAAGTTCATGCAGGAATTATCGTTTGATGAGATGCAAATGGTAGCTGAAAAGGTTTTGACTAAAAAGACCAATGAGTTTAAAAAACGGATGATTTTAGGTATGCAGGATATTAATGAAGATTTGATTGCTGATTTTCAACAACAAGTAAAAATAGATACTGCTAAAAAGGGTAAAAAGCGATTTTTTGAGATATTAAAGAATGAGATGAAGGATATTGAGCTTTCAGTAATGACCAATATTGCAGGAAAGCAAAAGAATTTAGAACTTTTGACTGATAAATTGGTAAATGTTTTGCGCCAATACATTGCAACACCACAATTACGCCAAGACCTAGAGATGACAAAGATTCTAAATATGATTTTGGAAAGTTCTGGATTATCGCCAATTATGTTTAATCCAGCTACTCAAATGGCTCCGGTTATGGCTGGGGGAGGAACAACTGCGCCATTGCAACAACTAGGCCAAGCTGAACAAGCTCAAAATATAAATCAGTAATATGAATGAGATTATTCAAGAAAAACTTAAACAGTTAAATGACGATGACTTGATGTTGCAAGCGATTACTTTCTTTTTTAATGAGGGTATAGAGCGGCAAAAACCAAACATTGAAAGTTCAGCACCTAATGAGATTATAGGCGAACAATACCGGGCGTACAGTGAAGCAAGAAATATACTTGAGAAGATTTTAATAGAAATAAAATTATATAAAGACAATAAAGTAACTATTAATAAATTTAATAAAGGTAAATAATGAAAACTATGGGAAAAATATTTTATTCATTAATTATATTGGTCTTAGGGGTCTGTCTAGGGGGCTTTGTAGCTCTTTTCGTTGATGGTCAAAGCACGCCATTTGGGAGTATAGTGGAGAGCCAGGAATATACGGCAACATCAACCCCAGCAGCGTCAACTGGTGGAGCGTGGACTGACCAACTTCTTAAAAATGGTCGTGGGGGTCTTGGTTCAGTCATCATAACGTCAGCCGGGACTGTTGAGTTTATTCTTTATGATGCAACTTCAACCGGGTCTCTCACTACGGGAAATTTTGACCCACAAAATAGAAAATTAGCATACATTGAACCTTCTCAAGTAGAAGGAACGTATGTTTTTGATGTGGGTTTTAACTATGGTTTACTTCTTGATGTGAAAACTTCTGGTACGGGTACAAGTACTATAACTTTTAGATAAAATAACAAATAATCAAAAATGTATGTCTTTAGTAAGTGCGCGACTTCCCTCATTGAAAGATAAAATCGAGGAACAGGAGCGAAAAAGGCTTGAGGAAGAATTAAAAGGTAAAAAAAAGGAGAAAGTGGTCGAATCTCCTAAATTGAAAGAAAGGAAAAAGTATGGAAAGAAAAAATAACAATGGAATATTTTACGTAGTTATTTCATTGGTGGCTGTTTTAGGTATTGGAGCTTGGGTTCTTGGCTATTCTGGTTCAAATGTGGGAACAGTATTTGAAGGCGGTTGCAATAACTGCAATGTTTCAAATCCCCCAACTGGAAGTGTTTCAGCGGATACAACATTTGGAGCAGTTTCTGGCCCTGACGTATTCTTTGATTTGAATATTCATGGGTCTTTAATCACAGGTAGTGATAAGCAACTTGCTACAACTACCGATGCGAAAACATACACATTAACATTTAAAGAATTAAATAACTACACGTACATAGATATTCTTAATAACGATGATGAAGCTGGACTTAGTTGGACTTTGCCTGCCACTTCAACGATGATGCAGATTTTACCTAGTGTTGGAAGCAGAAGGCAATGGTTAATCCATCACGCTTCAACCACTGGTGGTACTCTTACACTACTTAAGGGTGCTGGAATGGATTTGGTTGGAGTTACTACCAATGACGATGTAATTGACCCAGGTGAATACACACAGCTTACTTGTACGCAACTTCATTACAGGGTTGATGATGAGAATATTGTGTGTATCGTAGATGAGTTAACAAATGCTGATTAAAACTTATAATTTGGCAGAGTTTGTACTGCCTTAACAACAATACTATGTTAGATGATTTGGAAAATCAGGATGCCTCAAATCCTGAAGGTGACCAGGACACTACTCCTGAAAGCGAATCTAATGATGAAGCGAATGAAGCGGCAAAAGCCAAAGAATACGCAAAAAATCAAAAGATTCGTGCCGAGAAAGCCGAGGCCGAAGTCAAAAAATGGAAAGCCGAGGCCGAAAAGGCAACAAAAGGTAATTCTAAAATTACTCTAGGAGAATCCGAAACTCCTAAAAGTTCGGAACAATTGAATGAACCAGATTATGCAAAACTTGCTTATCTTGAAAGTAGGGGTATAAAACATCCCGATGACCAAAAAATTGTTCGTGATGAAGCAAATCGCTTGAAATTACCATTAACCGATGTATTGGGAATGGAGCATATTCAAACGAAGCTCAAAAAATCACAAACTCAACGGGAGGCCGAAGATGGTATGCCACAAGGAAGCGGTAAACCAAAGGGCGGAAACAAGGGTGCTGTAGATTATTGGGTTGATAGAAAAAATCCAGACGGCACTTATGAAACCCCGACGGATACCGAACTCGCTGAAAAAGTTATAGACGCGAGACTCAAAAAAGATAAAGCAAGTAGTCAATTCTCCGATATATTGTACTAAAGTAATTTGGCTGGTCGTCATTTGATTGGTTAGAAATTAAATAGAAAGTGAATGATATGGCTAATACAGTCGTTTGACTTTAATATAGACGACTTTAAATCTCATCTAATTGAGTTGGAAGCCCTAAAAGAGGGTAACAATGCGCAAGGGTAATGCTAGCGTAAGAGACTAAACGATGAGACCTCTATTTATGGTAAAAGGGGATGCGATAGTCCGAACCGCAAAAATAACTGAAGTAAGAAATTGCGGAAATAAACAGAAATGTTTATTCGTACATTGACTTGATTTATAGCGTAGTTTGTGATAGTATAGACATATAATTATTAGAAAATTATATGAATGAATCACAAACAAGAGCGCAACAGAAATATCGTAGCAAACCAGAAATACGCGCTAAGTATTTAGCTGACGCTAAACGGCGCAGTAAAGCATGGTATGCTAATCCGGAAAACAGAATAAGACGCTATAAATATAATCAAGAATGGTGGTTAAAACGTATTAAAGAATTGGAAGAAATAGCAGGGAGACCCAGACCTGAAAAATGTGAGATATGTAAGAATGATAGAGAAAAAATTTGTTTTGACCACGACCATAAAACTGGAAAATTTAGAGGATGGATATGTGTTAAATGTAATACTATCCTTGGGAAAGTAAAAGATAGCCCTAAATTATTACAGTCTTTAATTGATTATCTTAATGTAAAGTAACAAAAAGTATAATCGTCACGATTACGTCATGAAGATGAGAGCCAGAATCAATAAGCCAATCACTTGGACGGATATTTTGAACGTAAAATATTCCGACAATAGAACGGTTGTTAACTCTTACATGAGTACCGAGCCAACTCTGGCTGCTGGCACTCGTGGAACTGCATACGCCTATAAAGATTTTGTCTTGACTGCTGATACAATGACTATCAGTAAGATTCAGCAGATGGCAATCTTTATTGACGAAGCTGACAGATATCAGCAAACGTATGCTGACCAAATGGAACTCGCTGACTTTCACGGCAAGAAAACAGTGGAGAAAATTGAATCTCTCCTGCTTGCCGAACATGCTAGTTGGAAAGACTTTGGTGCTACCGATTTAACGGGTGGGGCTGCCGATGATACCACTACCATTACTGTTTCTTCTGCCAACATTGATAATCTTGTTCGCGCTATTAAGCGTAAGATATATTCCAATGATGGAGTAGAATTTGCAGTTGAGAGGGGTATCTTCATTGTCTGGCGCGCAAAGGATTTTGAGCTTTTGGAAGAGTTTGTTCAAGCTAATGGCTTCACTGAAGCTGATATTAGTTTGAAGAATGGTATTCCAGTTCAAAAGGCATTCCGTTATATGGGAGTAGACCATTATCTGTCTAATTCTCATAGCGCGAACCATGTTTTTGCCGGTATTAAGAGAACCGGTGAGCTTGGAATTTTGCGAGGAACGTACGGAAAAGCGAAATTCATTGAAGACCCGCCGATTTCTGTTACCACCAATGCTCCGGCATCTGGTCTTGGAATTGCAAGCCGCGTTGACTATAGTTTTAACTGGCCAGCACAGTTGGCACAGTTTTTTATTGATGTTAATGTTGCCTCGTGATTTGACGTTTATATCTATAATGATATAATTATTATGTGGGGGAGGCTTCTCCCCCCGTAATAATAATCTTATGGATAGAAAAGAATACGAACGCCAATGGCGTGAGAAGAATAAGAAAAAAGTTATAGCTTATCAGAAAGAATATTGGAAGAAAAATAGAGAAAAACTTTTAAAGCAGATGAGTGAATATGGAAAGAAATGGTATCAAGATAATAAAGAAAAAAAGGATAAACAAAATGCTGAATGGTCTAAAAATCCAGAGAATAAGAAAAAGAGAGTCAAGTATGTCCAATCTTATGTTAAAAGAAATTTAGAAAAAGTAAAAAATTATAATAAAGAGTATGGAAAGACTATTGATGGGAAGCTACGCTATAAAAAATATAATCAAACTAATAAGGGAAAATATAAGTTATTAAGGCGTAGACATGAAAAAAAATGGAAAGAAAGCGTTATCTTATTGGAAGAGTTCAAATATATAGTTTTACAGCCTTGTAAATATTGTGGAGGATTTAATCAGTCTAAGGGCATTGATAGAATTAAAAATAGTGATGGGTATACAAAAGAAAATTCAGTTTCATGCTGTAAAATGTGTAATTATATGAAAAAAAATTATTCACTTAAAGAATTTCTATCTCAGATTGAAAAGATATATAAGCACAGTTTATGAAAATAGCCTGCGGTTTACCGACCAACCGATTAATTAAACCTAAGACAGCAAAGTCGTTACTAGAACTAGTTAATCACACGAAGCATGAACTAGAGATAATTGTTTCCACTAAAGGATATAATTGTGCTGAAAATAGAAATTGGATAGCAGCACAAGCAGTAAAAAGAGGGTGTACGCATTTATTTCACGTAGACGATGACATGATTTATGAGCCGGACACGCTAGACAGACTCTTGAAACACGATAAGGACATAATAGGCGGTCTTTACAAAACAAAGTATCCAGAGGTACAGGATTACGTGATTGAGTATCTTCATACCATACAACCGCACGATAAATTGTTTGAATGTGCAGCTTTGGGAACTGGATTATTGCTCGTTAAAACTGAAGTGTACTTAAAAACTCCGCAACCGTGGTACGGATATATATGGTTTGATAATGGAATGGTAAAAGAAAGCGTTGACTGGGTGTTTTGTAAGAACGCAAGAAAGTCGGGACTTAAAGTATGGTGTGACCCATTAGTTAAGGCAGCACATATTGGCCTATATGAATACTAAAGTTTCAATTATTATTCCTGTACGGTTTCGTCCTGATTTAACTGAGGCATGTTTAGATAGCATCGTTAAATACACTGAAAATTACGAGTTGATTTTGGTCCAAGAGGGTAAAGACTCGGATATTACAAAACTTTTGGAAAGATATGATGCTAAGTTTATACATAACAAAAAGCCAAAGGGATTTTCTGGGGCGATGAATTCTGGTTTAAAATTGGCAACTGGAGATTACTATTGTTTTTTGAACAATGATACGGTGGTTGTCAGGGGATGGTTAGATGAAATGTTAAAAGCATTTGATGATAAAACCGTAGGGATGGTTACACCAACATTCGGAGGCGCAAAATCACTACAGCACGTTGATTACAATAACGGACAGAGGTTTCAGTACATTAAAAATACGGATTTATTAAACTTGATGGCGGTGTGTTTTCTTGTCAGTAAGGAATGTATGGATAAGGTTGGAGAATGGGATGAAAGGTTTGGACTTGGTGGGGGAGAAGATAACGATATGTGTATTCGTATTCATCAGGCGGGATATCGCATAGTGGTTGCCAGAAAAAGCTATATTTACCATTACTGCGGAGCTTCATTTAGAGAGTTATTCAAAAATAACCCCGAAACGTTTAAAAAGGAATCAGATAAGCAGTTTGAAGTATTTAAGAAAAAATACGAAGGAAAACTATGGATACAGTAACCATTGCCTGCCCGACAAATAGGGGTATTCAGCCGAAAACATTTCAGTGTTTGATGGAATTGGTTGCGCATGGTGGTTATAATTTTCATATTGTAGTCGCATCCGAAGGGTACACCATCGCCGAGAATCGTAATTATATCGCAGTCCAGGCACTTAACAATAAGTCAGATTATCTTTTGATGATAGACGACGACATGGTATTTCCTCCTGATACGCTGGATAAACTTATAAGTAACAAAAAAGACATTTGTGGGGTTGCGTACCATTCAAGGGGAAGTTCATATAAAATAAAAATTGTACCAGGGGAAATTATGGCTATAGCTGAACCTGTTAAGGGAAAATATATAAATTTGGAAACCGAAACAGACCCAAAATATAAAGACGTGTTTGAGTGTTACGCCACAGGCACAGGAATAATTTTAATAAAATGCGATGTATTTTATAAGATAAAACGGCCGTGGTTTGAGTTTTCTTTTCATGAAACGGGTCAATGCAAGGAAGGCGAAGATTGGAATTTCTGTTTTAAAGCAAAGGATAAGGGATTTAAAATTTATACCGACCCAACGATAAAAGTGGGTCACATTGGGGAAATTATTTACGTATGAAATTCTACGATGCTATAACAAAAAATACGATTAGAGATAGAATAAACAAGATTTGTAATACAACCGATGAAGCGTATTCATTAAAAGATAAAATTGCTGATTTCAATGAAGCATTAGATAAGTATTGGTTTTTAGCTGCTGAATCCGCGCCGCAATTTACTTTTGATGATACAGCAAAAACATCAGCCCCGATTGAAACTCAAAATTTAGTAAGTGGGACAAATAATTATAAAATTAGTAGTTTCACGAATAAAGTGCTTCAGATTTTACGGGTATCGGTTTTGGATAGTAGTGGACTGGAACGGGATTTAGTCTATCAGGATTTTGAAGATGTAGCGGATTTCATTGAAACATACGACCCAGCGGTTCAGGGAATACCGAATTATTGTACAAAGATTGGTGATTACATTTATATTACTCCAACCCCTGATTACGCTTCAACGAGTGGTTTACGATGTTACACAAATAGAGAATTAAGCAAATTTGCGTACGTGTCATTCACTATTACCATCGCAAGTCCTGGGGTGGTGACGGCAACTGCACATGGGCTATCAAATAGTGATGTGGTTATTCTATCAACCAACGGGACAATACCAACTGGACTTACTGCCGATACAACTGTTTATTATCTCGTGTCAAAAGCTGATGATACATTTCAACTTGCCACTGTTCCAAGCGGAACTGCGATTAATACTTCCGGTTCGCAAACAGGAACTCATGGCTTTTTTCATCTAAGTAAAGAGCCCGGTATTCCTGTTATTCATCATGACTTTTTGGCTCATTATTGCGCTGATAAGTTTATGGATGAAAAACATCCTAAATTTGGAAAGAATAGGCAAGATTTAGCTGCTGATATACGAGATATTCAAGATTATTGGGAAAAAAGAGAGCGAATGGGAAAAACCATTATTCATACCAAGCAAAGAATTTATAGATAATATGCCACAAGGCCCAAAACCACTTGTTATAGAAGCTCCTCGGCAGGGTATTGCACCATCGCCCCATGTTGGTTTTGGGAATATGCGGAATTTAGATATTTTCAATGTTTCGGGGGTAGCCCGGTTAAATAATATCTTAGTCAAAGAGTCTAGCACCACAGTTACTGAACAAGTTAAATGGATAGTGAAAAACCCAGCTTCTCCAGCCAATCTTTATGCTATAGACGGTAATGGACAGACATATAGTTCAACTGATAGTGGCGATACATGGGCGACATTATCAGATAGAGCTGGAACAGGAAATGGAATGGGGGTTTGGAAAGATTATCTATTTGTAGCCGTTGGAGCTTCTTTAGATGTTTATGGCCCACTTTCTGGTGCTCCTTCCTGGACTACAACGTGGAAATCATTTACTGCAAGCGATACTCTCTGGGAGCCAATTTTAACTTCTAAGCTGGATGGAAAACTCTATATTGGGACTGGACGATATATCGCAACCGTAGAAGAAGCAAGTGGACAAAATTTTGCGCCTGGAACAGCCGCATCTTATACCTTTACCGCCTCGGCCTTAACATTACCAGAAGATTATCGGGTTAAATGCTTAGCGGAACTTGGAAACTATCTAATGATAGGGACATGGATGGGAACAAATATTTATGACAACAAAATAGCTGATATTTTTACCTGGGATGGTGGCGCCGAAACCTATAATAACCTTATTCAAATGACGGAAAACGGGGTTAATGCCATGATAAATATCGGTGGGAATCTTTATATCTTGGCCGGGATAGACGGTAAGATTTATAAGTCAAACGGAGTTACCGCCTGGCCTATCGGGATTATTCCATTATCAGTAGCGAACATCGCAGGTGGAAAGTATTTAGAGCCATACCCTGGGGCTATCATGCATTTTAAGAGCCGATTATTCTTCGGGATTGGTTCACAGTCTACCGATGGTATGGGTATTTATTCTCTCATGGAAACTTCTAGCGGAAATATTTTAAATTTTGAGCATTTTATCTCAACCGAAGTAACAGGTGGAACGAATCCTTTAATCATTGGAGCATTACTTGGAATCACTCGTGACCAATTTGTGGTTGGTTGGCGAGATAACACTACTTACGGGATAGATAGGTTAAGTACTACGTCTTTTGCTTATACGACTAATTACAGTGGGTATTTTGAAACCCCAATGTATCAAATGGGTACGTATTTAAATAAACGGAAATTCAACTCAATGGATTTTTATTTGGCAAAAGAATTGGCGGCAAGTGAAGGTATACGGATTAAATTTCGGATTAATTTAACTGACAGTTTCACAACGTTGGGAACATATACAACTACAAACATCGGAACAGGCGTAACCTCTTTTCATGATGATAAAATTAGTATACCAGAATTTGAGCAAATTCAGATTCGTTGTGAACTTCTAGGCACGTCTACTACTACGCCGGAATGGAAACAAATTATATTTGTATGATGACTAATGACGAAATACAAGTAAACTATTATCCCCTGGGCGAAGTGGCTGGGAGTGGTGATGTGAGTTCAAATTTTGTTCCGAGAGAGGAAAAGTCAGGGAATGAGGAGATGGCTAAAAGAGGGGTAGTGAGTAATTGGGAGGTCACGGATTCGATCATTTATCGTTTAAGGCCGGGGAGTGATCCAGCAATTATGCAGTGGCAATTCACGGGGGTTTTTAGTGCTTCGGATTATAATACCGTAGCATGGACTTCTGGTACGTTAACTTTTTCTGATGGTACGTCGTATTCAATCAGTAGCGGTGATACGGCAACTATAGTTTCAACGGAATACATTTATTTTGACAAAAATGTTTCCGAAACGGCCTTTCAGACAACTACAACGGCGGGCAATGCTGTAGGGGCGGGGAAAACATTAATTGGAGTGACGAAGACAGGGTTAAATAGATTTTCTTCAGCATTTGTCATCGGGGCTAATGTATTAACAGCATTATCATCTACAAGAGTTGCATTTTTTGATGATTCAACTAGTCAATCATTATATGTTTTTGATTTTGATGGTACGAATTGGGCTCAAGTTGGAAATAGTTTTTCCGAATCTGGTGGGGGAGGCAATAGTCTTGTTGCATTGTCATCTACAAGAATTGTTTTGGCTAACCAGACGGACAATGTATTAAGAACATATGACTTTGACGGAACTAATTGGAGTCAGGTTGGAAATAGTTTTTCAATTCCAAACATGGCCAACCCAGCGTTAGCAAAATTATCATCCAGTAGGATAGCTTATACTGATACTGGTGATGATCAATTAAGGACATACGATTTTGATGGTACGAATTGGGCTCAAGTTGGAAATAGTTTTTCCTTGGGTGCAATAACTTTTCTTGCCATAACAGGAATGTCATCGACTAGAATAGCGTATGTAGAAGCTACCAATGATGAATTAAGGGCTTATGATTTTGACGGAACTAATTGGACATTAACCGGAAGTGGATTAAATCTTATAAGTGTAGGCACTGGGCCAACCTTAACGACACTTAGTTCTTCTAGAATTGCTTTTGCCGACCCAGCGGGAGACCAATTGAGAGCATATGATTTTAACGGAACAACTTGGTCATTAGTAGGCAATGGTTATAATCTTACAGAGTTTACTGCCGGTGGTGAGTATAGTTTAGCAACATTAACTTCAACCAGGGTACTTGTTTTGAATGAAATTCTTAATACGGTGGCTAGGATTTATGACTTTGACGGAACTAATTGGAGTACACCAAGTACTCCGGCTAAATTTCAAATATTTGGAGGAACTGGCGGAATACAAACAGATATTACAATTCCTGATAGAAGTATTACTTATAATAAAATTGCCTCTAAAACTCTCACTACTGGAGAAATATCTGATAATACCATTGACGCTGTACTCCTAGAGGCCACTAATACTGAAGCCGATAATGACATAGTAACCTACGATAGCGCGTCGGGGGGGTTTACTTTTAACACCCCGGCAGAGATTATAACCGCTGGAACGAATATCAGCTGGAACGGGGACGCTGAAATCAATGTTGATGACGCTTTTATTCTCAATACAGGAGATGTAGGGACAGGAGTTCATGATTACGGAGGTGCAACATCATTTGAAGTACCGAATGGGGCTGGGGGGACGACAGTAGATGCTGCTGGAGAGGTGACGATTGATACGACATCTAAGACTCTAAATTTTTATGACGGCGCGGCAGAAGTTGTTTTAACTCCGATTCAAGTACAACATCTTACTATTGCAAACCCCGGAGCTAGTGAGGACTTTTCATTCTTTTTCACCGACAAGGCAATTACAATTTTAAAAATAACGGCTGTTTTGGTTGGCTCGGCTTCGCCATCAGTTACATGGACAATTCGGCACGATGCTGACAGGAGTGCCGCTGGTACAGAAGTAGTTACAGGTGGGACAGTTACTACATCGGTAACTACTGGAAGCGTAGTTACATCATTCAATGATGCAACTGTAATTGCTAACGCTTTTTTATGGCTTGAAACTACTGCCCAAAGTGGAACTGTAAACTCCATCAATGTCACAGTCTTTTACAAACAAGACCCCTAAAATGTATGGCACAATTTAAAGCTCTCGCAGACACAACTTATATAAACCCTGTATCCGGCCAAAAGGTCAGTTATACCGCTGACCAGTTAAAAGACCCTGCTATGGGCTTTTTGAGCGACCAATTTAAAGTTTACACCGCACCGACGGCTACCGCCCCGGCAACAACAACCGCTCCAACCCAGGAAATTGCAACCGCACAAGCTCCAGCTCCTTATAACCCGTATTTTGGTATTCCGACAGAAATTTCAAGCAAAATAACTTCTACTGAACAAGCACAAACATATCAGGATGACCCTCAAAAATGGATAGACCAATCTACTGGACAATCTGCACCTATCGGTGTTGGTATGCCTCAACCTTTAGCTCCTATGGGTTCAAGGATTTTAAATGAAGCGGATTTACAAACAAAAAGAGAGGAGTTATCTAAGGCCGGTGTCCCTCAAGCTGATTGGTCAAAGTATATTACTTCTCCAGACGCTCAAGGAAATCTGTTTTATAATCGTCCGGCAACACTTATAAGTCCTACGGGAGAAAAAAGAGTGGTAGCTAGCGGTTCTCCTGAAGCAACTCAATTAATCCATTCTAATTGGACTTTAATGGGTGGAGTTAAAGACGGAACAATCACTGCCCATCTTTTAAAGAATGAGGTGGATATTAATATTGCGAAAGACCCAAGTAGCAGTACTTTTTTAGCCGATACGACAGTCGCAAGTGCAAAGTCTGATGCTGAATCCGCACTCCAAGAAATAAAACGCTTGCAGACTCTTTTAACTCCACCAGAGAGTGAATTATCAAAAAGCGTATCTAAGCTCTTAGGAGAGATTGGTGCAGACGCAAGTACCTTAACTGGCCGGGGTGCGGCACAACTTGCCGAAGAAGAAAAAAGAGGTATTGAGGCACAACAGCAGGCTTTATCCAGCAAGGCAACCGAACTCAATAAAAAGGTAGCCGAAATTGACGCCCTCACGGCTTCTTATAATCTTGCAAATACAGAAGAAGAAGGAAGGCCACAAACCCTCTCACGCTTACAGGGCGCACAGGCGAGAAACTATAAAATGTATCTTGCTCAAAAGAATCTTTTAACTTCTGAGGCTGGATATATTCAGGCAGAACTTTTAGGTATGCAAGGGAAGCTGGATCAGGCGCAAAAGGCTGCTGATAGAGCGGTGGAATTAGAGTATATGGATAGGGAATCTGCCTATAACGCTAAGATTGCCCAGCTTAATGTTTTAATGCCACAACTTGAAAAAGAGGAAGCGAGATATGCAAGTTCAGTCCAAATTTATTTACAACAACAAGCTGACGCTTTGGCAGAGCAGAAACAGGCTACAAGAGATATTATGGACATTAAGTTAAAAGCTATCTCGGCAGGAATTACGGACGCAAGTGTACTTACGAGAATAAGCAGTGCAAAATCTTATGATGAGGCGTTGCAGATATTAGGTGAGAATATGCCAAAAGCAGTAGGAGATTTAACCGCCGAATACAAAAATTATGTATTGGCTGGCGGTGAGGCAACTGGAATGACATTCGCTGAATGGCAAGGCAAAGTAGCTCCAGGCGAAATATCTCCTTATCAAACTGAAACAGCCCAAAAAGCAATACAAAGTATTGACGAACTTATTCCTCAAATCAGTGGGAATACAACCGGTTGGGGTGCATTTTTCTTGGGTAAGTTACCTGAATCGGAAGCAAGGAATTTTGCGGCTCAACTTGATACGCTTAAATCAAATATTGCCTTTGGTGCTTTAACTGCTATGAGGGAAGCATCAAAAACTGGAGGTGCTTTGGGTCAAGTTTCTGATAGAGAAATAAAATTACTTGAATCTACTCTTGGAGCATTAGACCAATTACAGAGCGGCGACCAACTGAAAGTGCAACTAGAAAAGATAAAAGAAAGTATTTTAAGATGGACTAGCGCAGTAGGAGCTTCAACTAATACAAGCGCAGGTGATTATTCATGGTAAATATGCTAGACGAACAAGTCGTAGCTTTGGCAAAAGCTATAAGACAACACGAAACGGGGAATAGACAAATCTCCGGTGCAACTGGAGAAATGGCTTCACGTTACCAATTTTTACCTTCAACCTGGCAATCGGAAGCAAGGCGTCTATTGGGAGATGCCAACGCTCCCTTAACTTTAGAGAATGAAAATAAGGTTGCGTATTTAAGAATAAAAGAATGGAAGAATAAAGGATATAACCCAGGTCAAATAGCCTCTATGTGGAATAGCGGAAACCCCGATATGTTTGCTAAAGGAAATCGCGGTGTTGGACAGAGTTCGGCTAACCCGAATGTTCAATTTAATGTTCCCAAGTATGTTGATAGCGTCTATGGTCTTTATCAGCAATATAAACCGGCTCCGTTTCAAGAGATAGTGCCAGAAGAAAGACAATTAGATGTACAATCGGCAGAAATGTTTGGAGCTACTTTTCCCGCAAATACAGTAAATCCATCTACCTTGAAAGAGAGCTTAAAGTTAATAGGAAATATACCAAAAAGTTTATGGAATTTTGGTAAGGGTGTTGTAAATTTTGTAAAAGAGACGGCTGGCGTTGTAAATCCCGTTGGAGCTGTTCAGCAACTACAAAAATTAAGTTCTGATATTGGAACAATGATTGAAGAAGGAAAACAAGGACAACCTGTTCCATCTTTTTTTGATATTATAGCAGGAGTAACCCCAGTCTTGAGGGATGCGTTTGTACCCAAGATAATTCAAGATGTTGCTCATGCCTCTGGAGAAGAAATAAATAGAGCTATTGGCCAGAACAATGAGGCAGATAAAGCATGGCAAGAGGTACAAAGGACTTTGGTTAATGACCCGATGAATATTTTACCTGCTGCTTTGACCTTTGAAGGACTTATTCGCGGTACTCCTGCTGGAAAAACGTTTGATAATATTGTCAAAAAAGTTGCAAAGCCAGTTATTGATGCTACCAAAAAAACATTCGAGGGAGCAAAGAAAACTACAGGCTTTGCTGCTTCTCAAATAACTGGATTAAATCCTGAAACTATCGCTCAGGTTATTGCAAGGCCCGATGCTTTTAGTAAAACAGAAATGGCAAAATTAGACAGACCGGCTTTAGCTGAAAGGGTAAAAATAGTGTTGGATAAAAGGTTGACTGAATTGCGAGAAACTGGGAAGGAATACAACGAGATTCGTAAAAGCTCCGCTGTTGCCGAGGTAAGTCCTAGTGAAATATTAAAAGTTTTTGATAAGTATGGTATTAAATTTAATAAAAATGGAAAAATTATTAGAGATGCTGAAACACCGCCATTAAAACCCGGGGATATTACAGCCTTTGAAGATTTTCAAAGAATATTTGGAAGGGAGCGTTTTTTATCGTCTAACGCATTTTTAAATGCTCGGACAACTTTATCAGAAATGGCAAAGTATGATGCCACTAAAACACAATTATCCAATGTTATTTCTGGAGAATTAAGAAGGGTCTATGATGCTACTGGGAAAAAACAAATACCAGGGCTTAATGAGCTTGATATACGCTATGCGCCGGAAGTGAAAGAATTAAAACAGCTTAAAAAAGATTATTTAAAGTCAGATGGAACTTTAAAAGATGGCGCCTTAAATAAGATTGCTAATTTGACGGGTAAAGGTAAAGACCAAGTACTTGGAAGGCTTGAAAATCTTATGCCAGGTATTGCTGAAGAAATCAGGATACTTAAAGCCGTTGAGGATATACAAACAACTGGAGGACAAAAGGTAGGAACTTATATGAGAGCCGGGGTTACTGGTGGGTTACTCGTTACTGGTAATCCATTAATTGCTGTTGCACAGTTATTATTATCTCAACCATCGGTTGTTATCCCCATTCTAAGAGCTTTTGGTAAAGCAAGAGGTATTAGTATTAAAGCTATAGATATAATTATTGATAAGTTAAAAAATGGCATAGCACTGACTACTAGTGAAAAAAGTATACTCAACCAGTCTATTGATGATATTGTTAAGAATATTACTAATTTTACTAAAGAAGCAGCTAAATCAGAGGAAGGTTTTATTAAAAATCCATTGATAAAAGCCGACGACCTCACCACCTCCATCTCCAAAGCCAAAGCCTCTGGTCAGTCTTTAATAGAAGAAGCTAAGAAGTATAGTAATAAAGGACAGTTTTTGGATAAAGTTGCAAATGTTGATGGGAAAGGCAAATCGGCCAATGATGTCTATAATCTTTTGAAACAGGCAGAGAGGGTCTGGGATGCTAGGGGAATTGGTTATGGGAGTGATGTAATAAAGGTAATATCAGTAAAAGATATTGTACTTGCTGAGAAACCATTGGCAGTAAAACCATTGGCAGGAAGAAAAGTAACAGAACCAATCGAAATTACATATATAGATGGTAAACCAACCTTAGTAGATGGTAGGCATAGACTTGACCAAGCGATTGCTAATAGAGAAAAGACTATAAAAGTGAAGATACGATGAAAAACACGGCACCCAATAGAATAATAGCAAATAGTGTAATAAGCACTTTTTCCCACCAAGTAATTGGAACTAAATCTTTCATATCATTTATGACAATTACACTCTTTACACGAAGTAAGAAACTGGCAAGCACAGTTTTTTTGGCATTCTTTGAATGGATATTTGCACCCGTCATTAAATCCAGTATCTTCATCAATCATACCGCAAGTTTGGCACACCCAATTCTGCATAAGGTGTCCCTTAACAGTTACAACGGTTATTTGTGGGTTAAATCCTTTATTCATAATCTTTATCTTTCTACTTCTTCTGCTACTGCCCGTATAATTCTCGCTCTTAAATCACTATCTTTTACGCCAAGAGAAAGTAAGTGCCCATGCCAATCATTTTCAAAGTCAGGTCTCATGTTTCGGAGATTTATACAAACACCAATTTCACAGCAACAGCCCCTTCCTTGTAGAAGCACACAATTCACACAATGTCTTATCCCGCGGTCGCTATACTTTGCCATGTTATTTACAAATGCAGGTATTAAATCTTACTTTTTCCAAACCATCGGTGCAATATGGTTGGTGTTTTTTAACTTGAATAGGCTTAGTAATAACCTTTCTATTCCAATAAGGAGATTTGCACTTCGGGCAAATAACTGGCTCAACAGGTTTTCGCAAAACCCATTTATGCTTACATCTCTTACAGGTTCGTTTATTGATTTCCATAAGTCCATTATACACAATAGGTATAACCTGTCAACTATACCTATGTTGATAACCCGCTCTCAACTAAAAGCAGAGTGGGATAAGGTTAAAAAATGATATGATTTGGGCTTTTATTATATTTTTAATCCTCGTTTTGGCAATACCTCTTTATGAGGGTGAATGATATGACTCAAAAACTGGAACAATTCCAAAAACTTCTTCAACTAACTAATGAGGGTTTAACTCGTGAGGAGTTCTTTAGTGAATTTAAAAAAGTTATTCAGCAGGTCTTTCAGATTGAAGTTAAGATGCTTGAAAAAATTAATTTGGCTATTGATAATCTCAAATCCGACCACGAGACGATGAAAGGCGATACTCAATACTCCTTAGATGAAATGAAAGAGCAGTGTATGCAGATGATTAAGGAGGCCAACAAATCTTTTATTTTAAAGACTGAAAAAATGTTTGAGGAACAGCGTAATGGAATGAATTTTATTCATGATAAAGTACGAAGGATTAAGGAAGGTGTAGATGGAGAACAAGGCCCAGCCGGAAAAGACGCAGATGAATCTAAAATTATCACCGAGGTTTTGAAAAAAGTACCTAAGACCGACGTATCTGATTTTGTCAGTAAGGCCGAATTAAAAGTGTTAGAAGAAGAAATTGAAACATTAAAACGTATGAAACGACTAGGTGGAGTTGGAGGCACAAGTTATCTCGGCATCCAACAGCATTTTGTTAATTCTGAAGTACCAACGGGAACGGTTAACGGAACGAACACGGTGTTCACCTTAGAGTTTACCCCAAATCCAACTGATTCATTACGAGTCTTTGTTAATGGGGCAAGAATGAAAAGCGGAGGCGAAGATTTCACTGTTAGCAACAGAACAATCACGTTTGTTACGGCTCCGCCCACAACATCTATTATTTTGGTTGATTATATGAAATAGTATGAAGAAATACCTGCTTTACATTTTCCTTTTATTACTTGCTCCTTTTGGAGTTAAGGGTGTTGAGATTTCTCTTGATGAATTAAGGTCATTATTTGGTTCTCAAAATGAACCTACTTTCGGGGCCACCATTCTTTTTCCGTACCAAGGGGGTACGGGATTAGGAAGTGCCACGGCTGGGCAAGTAGGAACTTGCCTGAAAGTTTCTGATGACAGTCCTTTCACCTATGAGTTAGGTACTTGTGGTTCAGGGTCAGGTGGAAGTTCTAATTGGTCATTTGGCCCAAACCAACTTTTCATCTATCCATCCACTACCGTGGGTATTATAGTCTCCGCGTCATCAACCTTTATTGGAAATTTCAAAATAGACGGAAACGCCACTGCGACATCCTTAGTTATAGGTTCTACTGTTCCGCCATTTAATCCTTTGCCTACGGGAGATTTGTTTGTTGGCGGAAAAGCAACTACGGTAAATGCTCTAACTATTGGTTCATCAGTAGCAGCTAATCAAGAAGCATTTAATTTTGCAGGTGGAGATTTATACGTCCAAAATGATGCGTATATTGGAAGAAACGCAACAACCTCTGGCAACTTAAGTGTTAGTGGTGTTGTTTATGCCGGAGACGGTGATGTTACCCCACCGTCATATACTTTTGCTAGTGACCCTGATACTGGTTTTTATCATCCTGGAGGAAATGAAGTAAGTTTTGTAGCCAATGGGATTGAACAATTTAATTTAAATGCGGCTTCTGGCCTGACTTTTGTGCCAGTGTCTACGTTTAATAGCGTGGTTACGTTTCAGAGTGGATTTATTTCGGGTTTACACTCTACTGCAACATCTTTGGTAATCGGAGATGGGGCACCCTCTCCAAGTCCACTTAGGGCTGGACAGTTTTTCATAAACGATACTGCAACATCAACAGGGAACCTTACATTCATGGCAGAATTGATGCCCGATGGGGCAACATGTTCTAACGGCCAAATACTTAAAAAGACTGGGGTTAATGACTGGGATTGTTCTGCGGATGCTAACAGTGGCGGCACTGCCAATGGCGCATGGGAATCTATATTTACAGGCACTGCCTTGCGCCCGACCAACACGGCCGCTGGTATCTTTGTTAGTGCTTCGTCTAGCATAGCAGCTAATTTCAGGGTTGACGGAAAAGCTACTGCCACGACTGCCTTATGGGTAGGCTCTGGTGGGAATGCTATAAGTCTAGATTTAGCTGGTGGTGACTTGTACGTTCAGGGTGACGTACGTATTGATGGGTCTATTTATAATACTTCTGGATTCATTGAAGCCTCTAGCTCTGCACCAGAGATTGATTTAGCTGAAACGGATGTCAACGAAACTGGAAGCCTTCTTATGTCTGCTGGGAATTTAAGAATAACAGCAGGTTCACAGTCAAATGATTATGTGAGGTTTATGAGTAGTATAGATTTGCAGGGGGTATTTGTGGCGTCTACCTTTATTCCTATCACAAACGATTCTTTTGATTTGGGTTCAAATACTAGGGGTTGGGCTGGTTTGTGGCTTGGCCCTGATGAATGTATTAGTTTTGGAGGAATTGAATGTGTAATCGCTGAACAAGCAGTTGGAGAAGTAGCAGGACAGCCTATAACAGGTCTTATCCTTCAGGGTTGGGGTGTCAATACTTCAGGTAAAGTTGGAGTTGGTACAACTTCACCCTGGGCCATGCTTTCTGTGGCAACAACAACATCACTTGCGTCACCAATTTTTGTAGTTTCCACTAGTACAGGAAATGCGTCTTTATTCATAAACGAATTAGGTAAAGTTGGTATTTCTACCACAACCCCAAGTGGAACATTCGGTGAGGAACTGACGGTTGTTGGTAATTCATATTTGAAAGGTGGTGTTACAACTTCAGTTTCTTTTACTGTTGGTTCATCGGTGGCTGCAAATCAGGCGGCCTTTAACTTTTCGGGTGGTGATTTGTATGTTCAAAACGATACTTATCTGGGAAATAATGCCACCACTTCTGGGAATTTTTCTTTCAATGGTGAAATCATGCCCGATGGTCTAGAGTGTTCAAACGGACAGATTTTAAAAAAGACTGCCGCTAATAACTGGGATTGTGCCTCAGACAATGATACTGGCGTAGGTACTGGTAGTAATTGGAATTTTATTCCTGGACAATTAGTAATAAAACCCACAACTACAGTCGGTATTATCGTTTCAGCATCATCTACGATTATCGGCGATTTCAAGGTAGACGGTAATGCAACAACAACAGCGACTTCTACCGTGACTGGCCTAAAAATAGATAGCCTGCGTAATTGCGATACTATAGACACTACTGCGGAAGGACATTTGCGTTGCGGTACGGATGGCGGTGGCAGTGGGGGTGATGCGTTTACTCATGCCGCAGTTTTTGGGCAGGAGACCAGTGCCACTTCAACTCTTTTATACTTAACAGGGTCTCCGTATTCTCTTGCGGCTTCGGGAACGGCAGCCTTAACCCAAGCGTCTACTACTCAAATTTCTGTTTCAAACCTGCTAACGGTTGTCGGTCCTGCAAATTTTGATACAGGTGTCCTCATTGACGATGACGGAGCTTTTGTTAGTGCTTCAGCCGGTTCTTTAATCGTAGGTGATGGTTCGGATACAGGGACGGTTGAAATTGAAGATGCCCCGCTCTGTGTAGGAGATGGTGGGTGTACTCCTGACTCAACCGACGGAACAATACTCGCCGAGGGTGGAGTCTTCGCTTTCGGACTTGTTATTGATTCTGACGGCACGTTTCCTGCTGCGGTTAATGATTCTATTGTCATCGGTGATGGTTCAGATACTGGCGGTCTTGAATTAGAAGATGGGGGAGCGTGTATCGGTGACGATGGGTGTACTGCCCCAGATGACGGACTACTTCTAGTTGAAGATGACATTCAGGGTATCCAGGGACTAGTCATTGACGCTGATGGGACGTTTCCGACTGTTACGAATGGAGATTTAATTATTGGGGATGGCTCTGATACTGGAATCATTGAATTTGAGGACACTTCAGTTTGTATCGGAGATGGGGGATGTACAGCCTCGGCGAACGACGGGGAACTTACGGTTGCTGGTAACGCCACAACTTCAGTCGGCTTGGTTATCGGAGCAACCGCGCCACCACAACAGCCACTTTTAGCCGGACAGTTATTCATCGGAGCAGGAGCTACAACTACCGGACATCATCATATTGGAGAATACTTGAGTGTTGCTGGCACGGCCACGTCTACTTTCACCGGCGGGTTAACGATAGATACGAATACGTTAGTAGTTAACGCCAATGAAAATCTCGTGGGTATCGGTATAACTAACCCCAAAGCCTCTTTAAACGTATCAGGCGGGTTTATCTTCAATGCTTCATCCACTTTAATAGGTAATTGGAATTTTCAAGGTGTTGGTACAACCACTGGAGGTCTAGTAATTGGGACTACCGTTCCACCACAAAACCCCATTTCGGGAGGAAATTTGTTTATCGGTGGGTCCGCTACTAATACTAGTAACTTTTGGATAGGTAACACCTCTAATGGAGTCTTGTTTGATAGTGCTACAGGAACAATTAATTTCTTTGGAAACTATCGACCGACAAGTACAATTATCCTTACAGCTGGAGGTGCAACACCAACAATCGGAGACGCAGGAGCAGCTACCTCAACCCAAACCAAGACGTTATTTACCACAAATAGACAGGTGATGACGTTACTCAATTTTCCAGAGGGTTCAGTAGCTTCAACCTCTGCTCAATGGACGGTGCAAATGCCAGATAACTATGATGGCGGTCCAGTTTATGGAACGTTATATAGTACCGCCACGAGTACCACTGGAAATGTTCGATGGTGTGCCGATGCTGTTTCTTTAGCCAATACTGATGCTCTTGATGCAACGTGGGGAAGTCTATATTGCTGGAGTTCACAAAATGTGCCAACGGCAAACACTATGAGGGTTTCAACTTCTACACTTATTACTATTGGCGGGACGCCAGCTAAAAATGAAAGTGTTATATTTAGGCTTACCAGGTCTTCGGCCGGAAACGAAGATGATAGGCCGGATTTTGGACGGTTGATTCATCTGAAGATTGAGTATCGGACTAATAAATTAAGTTACTAATATGTTTTATGCTACGAATATTATGGGGAATGTTGAAGTCATTATTTTTACGAATGAAAAAGATTTTACGATTTTCACCTACGAAATCAAATAATATGGAATACAAATACCCACAAATAGACAGAACACAAGGATACGCTTGGAATGCCATGCAGAGAATAGAGCAAGAAGTAGGATTACGCCCTACGGCAATGGGGGATTCAGCGGGGTTTACGTTTGTCAATTTTTCTCGCGAATTAACCGCACAGGAAAAAACAATTTTGGATACTCTGATGGCATCAAATCCGACACTTCCACCGACAACCGTAAACTCAAAATTCGTGATTCGGGATGTTTGGAGTCAGAAGAGTTTTATTGAAACTCAAATGGGGCTTCCTTATAAAGTTTTTTATTCTCAATCAGTCCTTGGTTCCGGAGTAGTAGACCAAATCGAAATTCAGTTTGATAAGGTTTTAACGACACAAGAACGCAATAAGATAATTAGTGAATACGGAAAACTCATAACTTTGAAATAACATGGCTGTTCAGATACGACAAGAAATAAATATACTTGACCATTCCACTATAGGTTCGAATGATGGGTTAGAATTGGTTGGGTTAGACACAACTCAATACAATGGGACTGTTACTTATTATTTTGAAATAGTAGCTAGTAATAGTGGTGCAGATGCTTCAGTTGTGTTACGTCGTTCGAATGGAATAGCTGATGATGCAACAATCACAGTTAGCGGTTCTACGGTTACATTATATCGCTCATCTTCTTTTACTCCAGGCTATACAGAGTATTATGTTATTGTTGGAGCAAATATTACAGTCAAATCCGCCCGCATTGTCATCATCCAAAATGCTACTACTCTAACCAACACCGAAACCCAGATAGAAATAGGAAACTATAACACAGGAAGAACAGCTGAAGCTGCCGCCATTCTCACCAACCCAAAATACTGGAAATACGACGCTTCAAAATGGGACGGGACTAAAACCTTTTATGCTGAAGCTGTTTATGATTCTGGGGATATGGACACTATCTCTGTCTATATTTACGAAAGTGCCGCTATTGACGCTCCCTCCTGGTCATCCGTAGCCACAATAGTCTCTGCCGCTACTACCACAGTCCCCACCAGAACCCGTGTCGCTTTCACTCCGACAGACGGTAGATACTACACAATCTTCTCCCTCAATGGCTCAATGGATAACCATGATATTTATAGGGCGGGGATTGTGGTTGACCAAAATATTGGTTCTAATGCTCCTTCTGGTGGAAGTGCTGCCATCCAAGGAGGAACAGGAACAACACAGGCACAAGCACAATCTTTTACTGGTTTTACGAGTCTTTCGGGAGTAGTTTTGACTTTAGCTAAAACGGGAACACCCGCTGATAACTTAGTAGTTGATTTAGTTTCTACTTTGGATGGTTCTTCTCTTGCGACGGTTAGTATTGCAGGAAGTTCACTTACGACTACCTTAACCTTAACTACTTGTACTTTTACCGTTCCAGCGACAGGACTTACAGCAGGAAATACTTACTATATTCAATTAACTCGTTCTGGGGCGAGAGACACAAGTAATTACTATAGGGTGAGTGCTGGTGGTACAAGTTCTTACTCGGGAGGTGCAGAGTGGGTTAATAATAGTGGGAGTTGGACTGAGAATTCGTATGATTTTACTCCGTTCACTTTACAGGGTGATTTAGGCATCACAAAACTCGAACCCCAATACCTCCTCGCTAACACTCTCTTTGCCGCAGGAACAGCCCTACAAACTTTTCTTACCAAATGGGACTCAACCGAATGGACAAGCGTAACCAATACCTACTACTTCCAAGCGGAAGCGGCTAACAACTCAACATCTGATGTTACCCTAAACCAAGCAGATGGAGGGGGAGCGGTAACAAATTCTACCCTTACAAATATTGATAACGCACAGATTTCAGCGGCGATGACTATGCCTGGAGATGAGAACCTAGACGTGACGGCGACTACAAACGCTGGAGACGTAGCCGCGGCGAGGATACTTGTGACTACCGTAGTTTCAACAACATCAGGCCCTGCCACCGTTGATGCGGTTACTACTGATATTAAAAACCCTGCTGTCTACACCCCAGGCCAATATTACTCAATTAAAAATATCATTAAACGTTTAGTTTATTTGTTCTATGCAAGACTTAATTATAAAACCTAAACACATAGTCATTTACACTCTTGGATTTGCTGCTATCTTATTAATTTTTATAGGTTTAGCCGCAGACCATATATTTGAAAAACGGGAAGAAAATTTTATTCAAAGACATACACTAGACATAGCTAAGATTTGCCAGAACCAGATTAACTATTTTATCCAGTCTCAAATTGAGAATTCTAAGAAATGATATGCCAGATGAACAAACAGCCCCAGACATGGCCGCTAAAGTAGTCCAAAATGCGAATAAGACAGCGGAAGTTGTTGTGGCGCACGCTAAAGATATTGCTAAGGATATCTTAACCCAGGCCGAGGAAATAAGGTCTAATGATGAACGGATAATTAGAATGTTATCTGAATCATTGCGTCAAGTTTTTGGTGAAAACGCAGAATCTGGTAGATTTGTTGATATTTCCCGTATCCCTCTCATCTGCCAAAATATTAATAATATCCATGATAATATAAAAGAAATAAAATCAAGTCTTGATGTCAAATATGTTACTTATAAGGAATTTGCACCAATTAAAAATATTATATATGGTTTTATCGGTATAGTTTTAACGGCTGTGATAGTGGGATTATTATCATTGATTTTTATAAAATAGAAAGCCCTTTACAATTTGAGGTGGAATATGGAAATACAACGAATTTGTAAAATCTGCGGACGCCGGACACAAGGGCGGGAATGGGAACAGTTAGAATACACTGTCTGTTTAACCTGTTGTGTAAAACACAATTTCAATATGGAGAAGATTCATGATTTACTCGGAAAACCGAAACGGACTCTCGTGTCTCTTTTGCAAGAAGCCCATACCTTTGAAAGGGACAATCGTCATCATTTGTGAAACCTGTATTGAGGAGAAGAATAAAAAGTACAGGCTCGAAGAAGAACGAGCCAAGAAGTGGAGATGGTTTAAGACAATCAGAGGATTGGTAGGATTCTAGGAGGTGGTATGCGCGTGTGTGCCGGATGTCGGGTCATCTTCGGGGACTCAAAGAATGGATGCAAGACCTACATTTCCTGTAATCTCTGTGTCCAGAAACGAGGACTCGTCCAGATGATGCTCTTAGTCAAGAAGAAGCAAGAGAAACATAACGAACGAAAGGGGGTGGTCCTACAATCTGCGGTACATGAGTACCGCCACCGCAGACAATAAGGCCGTCATAGTAGGCTTGGGGGGAGACTGTATGCTCAACCGCCTTGCGGTTTCCCTCCATCTTTTTAGAGGTCAGGTATCAAACGTGACCTTTAAAAACCCGAACCTGGGAAAGGATGACCGACTAACCGAGTTGTCCTTTCCCCCTTTTTCGCTCATCGGAAATGAATTGTGATTAGCGAAGAGGGTAGCCCTTTTACAAAGGATGTGTTTTATGAAAACGTCCATATTTCTGCTACTCGTTCTGTCTGCAATCGCTGATGACTTCCGCAAAGAAAACCTGGATTTACCCTACAATGCCAAGGGTGAAAACGAAGACGAAAACACGGCCGAGACTGTGCTGGTATTCTGGGGGCATGAATATGCCGGAGACACGTTTGTCTTAGTGCTGGATAGTTCTGGTTCAATGGCAACAGGTGCTAAAATGCAAGCACTCAAACGTGAGGCCAATAAGTCAGTAACTGACTTAAACACTAATGCCGAATTTGGCCTACTGGCTTTCAATGTTGAATTGAAAGTGTGGTCTGAAAAGACCAAAGACGCCTCAATCCCGAACAAGGAATCAGCACGAGGCTTCATCGCCGGACTTGTCCCAAAGAATAGCACCAACGTCTCTAAGGCTGTCATCAAAGCCCTAGAAATCGCCAAGACTTCATCTAAGAAGTCAAGGCAAATCATCGTCCAGTGTGACGGACTCCCCACTACTGAAAAACCAGATGAAGCACTCCAAAAGATACACCAAGCCAACACCGAAAGATATAAGATACACGCCGTTTTAATTAACGGCAATGGGAATGAAGCAGCCAGAGAGTTTATGCAGACACTGGCACGACAGAATAGCGGCACCTTCCGGGAAGTTAGTTTATGAAAACTAAAATCACCAACACTGTCTGTGCCATCATCCTATTCATATTTCTATCCATTTACTTCTATCACTGCTACCGCGAAAAACACAAGCCTTTCGATTCGTTCTTTTAAGACACTAAGAGGAGATGGGAAGCCTGCCCCAACAACCTTTCGACCCACAACAACCCACTCTCAATATCCCTCCTTTGCACTCCCGTCTCCTCATTCTAACCTCTATCATATGCTTATAAAGACTGTAAAACATAAGGACGGGACAGAAACAAGTTATTATTGGAATCCTAATTATTGTTCAGCATGTAAAATTAAACCTAAAAAATATGTATACAGCAACAAAAACCGCAGACGTAAAAATCGAATACATAGTAACTAATGATAACATTTACACTTATGTCATCAAAGAACACGGGGTTTGATTTAGCCCGGCAAAAAGCCGAGGAAACCATAGAGGATTGGAAATTTGGAGCCGTTGTAGTCAAGGGCGTGGCTGATTTAGTGGCTGGGTTGGTAATTGCCCTATATGCTTGGCCGCCACCCAAAGATGGGATTTATAACCGCGTAGAATATGCTTTCAACCATGTGGTTATATTTTTTAACAAGCTCTTCGGTAAGTATTACCCAAAGGGAGAACTCCAGTTTGGTCAGGAAGATTTCATGGATTGTGTAACCCGTGGGCATAATAACGAGATTGAAAAGCAGATTAACTATTTAATTGATGAAAAGAAAATATTGTATGAAAATTTAGCCTGGCTTATCCAAAAGGGTTATATCAATGACATAGGCGATATTGAATTGTCTGACAGGTTTTCTGCTATGTTAAGTAACACCACGCGGTCAGGAAATAGCTTAAAAGCACCCATTGATGCTATCTACCGGTATGGTTGTATCCCTAAAAAGATGCTTCCTAAAAAAGAAGGAATGACATTTGACGAATATCATAACAAGTTAGACATTACAGCCGAGATGATGAAACTGGGTGAAGAATGGAAACAGCATTTTACCATTAACTATGTGACTGTTGCACAGGCAGATTTTAACAACTTTTGTGGGCCGGTACGTTATGAGATTTTTGACAATTATCTTGATGCTGTAGATGGGGATTATATTAAACTATTAGCCACCGATTATCGAATGTATCCCAATGGGTATCAAATAATCATTAATGAAATTCCTCAAAAAAAAAGCGAGGAAGAAGGAGACACTATGACATTTTTCAAAAACCCAGGTGATTCAAAAATCTATATGTTTGGAGCAGATAAATTTTACCATTGGGTCATTGATGAACCAGTTTTTATGGGATTATTCGGGGATTTCAGCCAACATACGATTAAGGAGCAAGTTATTCCACCCCAGATGATAGGGTTTACGGTTTATGATAAAAGGTCATTCGTTAATGTTCTTTTCAGTTTTCTAAATAATTTAAAAGGAAAATAGTATGAATAGTCCTATTAAGCAAACCATCATACATGGGTTAGAAGTGTTAGGAGTTTGTATCTTAGTCTGGGCGATTGATTTCTTTGTCATTCAGGTAGCTCCACAGCTACCCCAGACGGCAGTGTTGGGAATTTTAATTCCTACCTTGGCCTCGGTTGCCAAGTGGTTGCGGGCGAACCCGAATATTCCCGTGAATGATTATGTAAAGGGAAAGGAATAGTAACATTTAAAGATACGTTTGTATTTTCTTCCCCTACGCTTGCTGACGAGCAAGTTTAGGGAAATGAGAGTATTAGATACACCCCTAGACACACTAGGATTGCATTAGACGAAAAAACCACAATATTATGCTAAATACATTATACTGTGGTTTTTTGTTCCCTATAAGTGATTTTATTGTTTTCCCCACCAGTAGAGCAATACAATAAACACAATAGATAATAGCCAGAGGAAAACTTTATACCAGTTTCTCTTTTTTGGTTTCTTAAAGTAAGGACCATCTAAAACCTTATTTTGCCAGTCTATTGTAAAATCATTTGACGGCATTTCTCTTACTATCCTATTTTTTACTGGTTTGTCATACATACTAGATACATTTAGCCTTTAGTGCGTCATAACTTAATTTCCAAGCGCTAATTTCACCTTGTAAATCTAGTATCTGTTGTTCATAACCAGGTATACTATCCTGGCATTTAGTATCCGTCTGCATCATTACTCCTCCGTAAATACACTCGGGTTCTGGGACAGTTGCAATGGGAGTGGCACATTTTTCTTTTTGTATAATCGGCCTACACGCCGGACAATAGCCGCTGTAATCAATTGGACGTTCAGTCCGTTTTTGATTATCAGAAAAAAATAACATAACAACCACGGCTATCAGGGCCAAAATTGAAGTTAAAAGATAAAGTTTTTTCATTTACTTTTTAATCTTTAGGCCGTAAACCAAAATATTTTTGTCTGAATCTTGCGGCTGCTTCTTGCCATTCTTTTGATTGCAAAAACCAATTACCGTATCCAACATTACAAATTATTCCCCACGCGGTTTCTAATAAAATTTCTAACTCTGTTTCTTTTTTCTTCTTGTATTTTTTCATAAGGTTACTCCTCACTCATTTTTTTAATCACTGGACTGAATCTCTCTACAAAATCTTTAGCTCCTCTGTTAAGAAGCCTGAATTTTTTATCTTTCTTTTTTTTAATTTTTGTCCATCTTTTTTTTTGGATTGTTTCATAAAGTTATTTATTCAGGGGAAGCCCTGTCTTAATGGTGGCTCAGACAGGGAGAGACAACTGTAACCAGTGAACAGACACCGCCGCCAGCTCGTCTTCTTCTCCCATCGGGTTCCATTGTGGAAAGGCTTCCGAAATATTCCATTTAGGAAATGTTGTGCCTTATTGATTATTCGGCACACCCCAACAATGAAACCGGTTGGAAGAACAAACTACTCCTCCTTTAACTCCACATAAATCTCTTTAGGAAATTGTGGCATAGGGGAGGTTAACTTAATTCTTTAGTTTTAATATCACCGCATTTTTCGCATTGCAAAACCATAACTGTTGCAAAAATAGTCTTAGTTACAGGATTTTCTCTGTCTATTACTTGGCCAGTATCTTTCCACTTATGCTCACACGGAAAACTTTTTATTTCTCCACAACGACAATATATTGAATTACCAATTTCTTGAAAATAATGAGTATGAAATAGCATAGGAATTTATTTTAGTAATTTATGAAGTATGTAAGCTAAAACTTCATTGTTTGTTTCACAAGCCTTTCTCATTAAATGTCCGCATCTTACTTTGTCATTAGTTGAAACACAAAGCATCTCCTCCTCAATCACCTCTTGTATCTCTGACTTCAATACCGAGTCGGATTTTCGGACAAAGACTACTACTTCTCCGTTAATAATAACCTCAAGACCGTTAATTTTTGTATTCCCGTTTTCATAAAATTCTTGCCAATCGCTTTGTATCAAGGCTGGCGGCGTAGGGGGCTGGGGGTCGCATGGTTCTTTACAATCTGAACATAGCCAAAATGCCGTCCCTTCATCAGCCGTACTGACGGTCATAGGGGCTTTACAGCAGTTAGAGAGTGGTTGGTTGGTGTTAGGCATAGAGAGAGAGGTTAGTTAATTTTTCTCCTCTTAGCTTCTTTGACAAGCCCGTAATAATCAAATTTTTTGAGCCAGTCTTTTTCGTCGCCGATTTCATACCATGTATCATCTTGATCAAATCCAATTTTAATTGCACTGATAATGGCTTTGATTTGCTTGATGTATTCTTTATCGGTCATAATTTTTTCATAGCTCTAAATTTTTTGATAGCTTTCATATTCCAGTTAGAGTATTGTTTAATTAAAGTCATACGAACATTAGAATTTCCAAAGTATCTTTTTGGATTTGTTTGAACCATGGTCTCTAAAACTTTCCATCGCCATTTCCAATCTTTAAAGGCAAAGCCCTTGGTTTCCACTAATTCGATACTGTCGTCATTGTGAATTACCCAGAAGTCTATTTTGTAGGTTCCAATCTCGTACCCATTGCAGATAAGTGGAATAGTCTTATGAATTAAGAAATCTTTTATTTTTCCAGCAGTTTTATCAAATAAAAGTTCTTGTCCATAACCAGCTTCAAACTTAGAATCATACTGCTTATCGCCAACTCTGATTTTTTTAGTTGTTGTCCATTTTGATTTTTGAAGCCACACCATATTAAGAAACAGTTAAATCTTCAGGGCTTGGTAAGATGATTCCAAAAAAATCTTGGCTGAATTGCTTTATCTTATCAATGTACTCCGAAAACTCCAATGTTGAAAGGGACGTGGTGCTTCTGACGGTTTCTAGTTTAAACATATCCCTAGTGTAGTTGCAGCGTAAGAATTTCATTTTAAGCGCGCTGTGGATTTCATCTTCGTTGATTCCAGTGTCTGACGAGATAATCCGTAACAAAGCCCAGTAGTAGGCGTTTTGCGATAAGCTGCGTGGGTTTGTCTTCTCTTCAACCGTGATTAAAACCTCCTTGTTGTCGTAACGCTCAAGGTAGTTTGACCACGCGCGCTTGTTAAAAATCTCAATCCGCTTGTTTTCAATTTTTGCTGGAAATTTTGGATACAGCTTTGCCATACATTTCTTCAAAATCATCTTTAATTATACTATGGTATCTTCTTAAGGATTGGCGAAGTGCCTCTGAGCGCGAAATTGGTTTTGTCTGCTTTTGTAAGATTGTAGACATAGTGATAATTTCAGCAATCATCTCATTAGTTTCATCATCAACCGCGAACATGAATTTATTGTACTTTGCCATAATTTCTATATCTAGTTTGTAAGTGCTTGTTCATTAAATACTTTAACTTTATAAGTAAATCCTCGGTAGCCTTAGTTGGATTCTCTCGTTGGTGCATTTCAACAATGAATATTAAACGCTCATATTCACGTATTGATAACGGCCCGGTTTTGTTTTTATACTTCATTTTAATTCTTTAAGAGTTCTGGATTTTCGTAGATGTTACCGATGATATAAAAATTATATCGAGTAATTACATTTTTACTGATAGACATTGCAAATGATTCGTCTAGGCGCCTACAAATATATCTTATTCGATAATCGTCCCACAAAACATAACCAAGGGTATCATACTTATCTCCAATAATATCTCCCTCATAAATCTCTTTGCCGTTTTTATCTTTGAGGTCAATGTATTGTAAAAAAATTGGTTCTTCATCCGTACCATTACATGTATAATAATGGCCATCCTCAAAACATAATTGTTCTAGTGTAGAATTTATAATTAACATTTTTTTGCTTTTTTGAAGCCACATTCTGAATTTAATTTCTCTCATATTATATTAATTTAATACAACTCACATGAGCCCGCAATACGATGTAAAATCCCCCAACGGATTTAAACGCATTTTGGGCTCATGTGAATTTACGAGATTGTGCGAGCGTTAACTCACACGCCACAGTCGTAGACTCGTAAACCACCCTTACTTCTAGTCTGTAAATGACAAAGAAAATAGGTTTATTTATTACATATCCAAACCTTCCATCCGTGTTTTTTGTATAATTCCATAGCGTATTTTGTTGAGATTTCAACATCAAATGTTTCGCCGCGCGTTATGCTTTTTCCGTGGATTTTATTATTGATTTGCCAAAGTCCGGTATCAAAACTGCCATCTGTATTTTTATTTATGGCGTATTGATTCCATCCGCTCTCACACTGAATGATTGAAACAGCGCGGACACGTTCTTCAAAACTTAAACCATATCCCTCTAACATCTGCCAGACTTGTTCTTGAATTGATTTTTCTGATTCTTTTTTTGATTCAATTACTTGCGCATGAGCCGGATAAGCTAAGTTATACAAATCAGTATCTAGGTTAATTTTTTCCGTGTCCATGTAAATTATGGCACATAGTACGGCGAACACGATATAAAACGTTATGCTTAATGGAGACCAGTAAAATGGATTACCTAGTTTAATTATGTACCGCTTTATTTTTTGAATTAGATTTTTCATATTTTTGTTTTTGTGTTAGTTAATTTTACATTATTTCTTCTGGTTGGAATCCCAAGTCTTCTGCTATCTTGGGTTTATTTTCATTCCACTTGGGAAGTACAATTTTTCCGGTCATACTTGCCTTTGCCCAGTTGTTACATAGCTCAACGGTTGTTTCATTCAATTGTAGGCCAAGTTTGAACGCTTCAATAAGAAATGCATGGCGACATTTTCCTTCTGAA